AAATAATCATTGAAGCCTAGTGGTTTCATAATCATTTCTGCAGACACTGCGTCTATAGTTACATAGCCATAAGCATTTGCACCTAGCATAGTGTTATTATAAACTGGAGTAGCATCAGAACTTACTTTAACAAGCGTTGATGTAACAACTCTAACTTCATCAATAGCTCCAAGCTCAGCTTCTAAAACTGATTTCTGGCTACCATAGTTAGCTGTAGGCTCAAAAGAAGGTAAAGCCTTGATATCTGGCTTTATTCTTACATGAGAAGCCATCCAATAAGAAGCAGATATAGGACCTGTTCCAAATTGTGGTCCACCTTCTACTGTTGGAGTAACTTTTTTAGTATTGTTTTCATCAAGATATGCTATTCCACGATCTTTATCTTTCTCGGTAATTTCTGTTATGGCGTTTCCGTTAGTACCATTTAAGCAAGATATTTGCGGTACTGCAGAATCCCAAACATCTCTAGTAACTTTATCTAACATAGCATGTAGACATTGAGATAGATTGTCTGCTGTTTCAGCTGCTGTATCGTCTTCAACAGTAAGTAAAACCTTACGGGATAGAAGTACAACTTTTCCAAATTCTTGGACTGAAACACTTACGTCATATTTGTTGATTTGTTCAGGTGATGGATCATCATCTTCTGCTAAAACTACTGGATCAGAATTCAAGTTTTCTTGTCTTCTGAAATCCATTGTTGATGTGCTTTTTTGTGGTAGCATAAATTCTCTACCAAATAGGTTGTGCACATTCCTATCTGCACTACGCTCTAGCAAAGCTCTTTGAGCCCAGCTATCAGCCATAGAACCGTAGTTTTCTGTGGTTGTTACTGTCATAATGTCTCCTTAGAGACCATTTACCTTCGTCTTTTCTTAGATTTACGCCAATCTTGGTACTCTTGAGATGACATGCTCATTACATCAACAGCCTGATTCATCACCGCAATCTTCGGAACTGTTCCCACTGATTCGGGGGCTAGTTTTTTAGGTTGTGGGTCTCGTCTAGTCTGTGATCTTTTTGATGGGTCTAATTTATCCATAAACTCCCATGCCTCCTCGTACCTGTTTGACGCTCCTCCTACTGCAGATGATAGGTTTGGTCTTTTTTTTAAAAAATCTGTTAATCCTTCATTGACTAACTGTGCTTTCTCTGGATTGCTTTTAATCCATAGTTTCTCTTCTACTTCTCTTAAGATTTCAGCTTTTTCTTGCACACTTTTAGCCTCTAACTTCTTGTTAAGGGCGTACTCAGTTACATTGTTATACTTAGTCTCATCGTCTACTTCTTCTTCTTCGGCTTTCTGCTTTGAAAGAAAAGTGTCTTCATAACGCTTTATTCTTTCTTCGGCATCTTGTCGCTTCTTCCTTTCTTTCTGCAAGCTAGCTAAGGGAACTTGTTTAACTTCATGTTCTACAGGTTCTTGTTCTTGCTCTACAGGTTGAACGTCTTGTCCTTGAGGCTCTACAGCTTCTTGGATATCAGTCTCCACAGTATCGGTATCTGTCATATATTCTCCCGATTAAACATGATACAGCCTATCATGATGGCATTCCGCCCTTTGCTTGAAGGTAGGCGACACCTTTCTTATTAAATTCTACCTTTAACTTCTGTCCCTTTTTCTTTGGTGGAACCATCCATAGTAGCTCACATATGCCTCTAGTATTGTTTACAAAAAATACAAAACTATTAGAAACAAAAGGAGGAAGTTCTTCGGTAACTTTTGGGTAGTCAATGGTAAACTCGTCTCGGTTAATCGAATTAAACTTGGCGTGTATATTTAAAAAATACCTGCCATGTCTTCTCTGATTGTCCATTACTGCTCGCTCAACTATTTCGTCTATTGATTTTTTTAAAGCCTGTTTCGCGTCTATAAACTGAGTAGGTAGAATAAGCCCCGTTGTCGGGCATTTAGCCATTGCACTACGCATAATTAAAGCCCGCTCTTACCCCTTAGAGATTCTTTTTCAGCATATGCTTGCTTCATAAGTTTGTTAGCTTTAACTGCATCAGGATTCTTACTAGAGAACTCAGAAGATACCTTCTTAGGTGCTCCCATTGGGTTCTTCTTAGAACTATATAATCCGTTCACTGAGTTTAAAGATGTTTTTTTCATAACCCCTCCGTGGGTTGTTGTGGTTGTTGCTTTTCTTTAGGTTGAGTTGTAACTTCCTTAATCTCTGATTCGGCTTCTTGTTCGCTTAACTCTTGTTTCTCTTGAACGTGTATTTGATTAACCATTTCTAAAGCCTGTATCAACCTATCTTCATGTAACTTTGATACCTCTACGATCGCTTTGGCTTTGTCAAGCTCTGCTAAGGCAAGGTTCTGTATTGATTCTGAACGTCTTTCTTGTAATAATCCAATATTAGATAGCTTGCGACTTTCACGCTCATCTGCCAAGCCTAATTTCTCTTTAACTGTTGCATCTACTAGATCATTTTGCTTTTGCTGTATTTCTTGTTCGGATTGCTGTTTCTGCTCAGACTGTTCTTTAATAGATTTTTGCAAGTCATCAATACCAGTCATTTCAAGAGATCTAACAATCTCATGCTCTGGAACATCGACAATTCCTTCTCTCTTAAGGTTGACAAGCTCATTATAGTAAGCATCTTTCTGAGTCTGTGATCTGATACCCTGCTTTATGACAATGTCGTAGTCTTCAAATTCCTCATTGTAGAATTGTTCTGTAGGCTCTTCACCTAGTATTCTTTGAACTTTACTTGCTGAGTAGTTGTTTTGAATAGCCTTTATAACTAAGCCACCTATAACCTTCTGGCTTAACTCTACGTTATCAAAGAGCTTTCTATTTGTTCTAAGCCCCTGAGCTATTCTGACTTGTGCAAGCTTTCCAGATAGTTGAGTATTACCCTTGTCATCTATTCCTAGGATTGATTCATTGACGTTCGCAAGTGTTAAGGATAACTGATCTAATATTTGCTGATACTGAATTAGTGAAGGACTTGTTTCTCCTCCTCTAAGCTGTTCAACTGAACCTAAACCCATTGGAGCTTTTAAAGCATCTGCTGAAACACCTATAAGCTTATTCTGTCCTGATTGTTGAAGATCGGTAACGTCTGGCACAGAGCCTATAATGTATTTAAAACCTGTTGATATCTCGCTATCAATCATATCAATGATTTTCATGTGTCGTTTATTGAACTGTCTATGTAGAGAATAAAGTGTCGCTGGTACACCTTGATATCTAAGCGATGATTCCCAGATAGAAGGTTCTTGGTAGCAGAGTATCGGAGCAAATGGGTAAGCTTGGTTTATCCCTGTCTTATCCTCGCCTGTATAGACTAGATGTCCATTAAGCATGATGTTTAGCTCAATAAAGTTTCTGTCTACATCCATTATATCCATCATCTTTGGAATATCTGACTTGTCTATCCCTAGGGTGTCGGCTTCCTCATGTAATTTTTTTATGCGATAGATTCCATTCTTTAAGGTCTCAAGTTCTTCTTTAGGTAGATCTGTTATATCCCTAGAAAAAGAACTATCTCTATCAACAAGAAACTTACGCTTCTTAGAAACCCATTTGTAGTACTGGTCATAAGCCATTACACCCCTATCTTTCGATAGCGTTGTAAAGTTAGGGTGATATGCTAGGAATTTGTCATCTTTAAAGCTAGTGTGGATATCATCTATTATTTTTGGGTCTATAAAAGGTAGGAGGCTTTTAACTAGGGTTCTATTGACTAAGTCTCTTAGGATAGCAAAGGAACAATCTTTTAGGTCTATACGTTCAAATGTCGGGTCAAGGTAGAATGAGTTGTAAGTGCGTTTGAAGAAGGAAATATCCCCATTAACAAAGTCCTTAGTATAATCCATTTGTAGACCACAAAGAGATATACCAGCTTTAAACCCCTCATCACAGGCATCTAAAAAGGTATTATATCCTTCTCCTTTATCCCATGTATAGTACGAAAGTTTAGTAAGCTGGTCGGCTGTTGCATTGTCGCTCCCTTCTACAGGTGAGGCAATGACAGAGTTTAAATTATCTCTTAAATATCCTGAATAAAATTGAACGGGTCTTCGCATTATGTTGAACTCAAGAGGTTCTCTGCCCTCTTTAGACAACGCCTTTAACTCTTTGTTACTCCAAGATGATCCAGCATAGGCTCTTGAATATACTTGAGCATTAGCAACGAACGGACCCCAGTAATCATGTGCGTATCTACAGTTTTCT